CAGGCAGGGGCACATAAGCTTCAGGGCGGCTGCCTTCGCCGTACATGGCAAGCTGCGGACCATAAGCAATGCCGCCAGACGCATAACGCTTCAGCTTCAGTGGACCACCTGCAGTCATGATCCCACCCATCGCAAAGCTTGGCAGGAATGAGCCACCAAAACTGCCAGTACCTACGCCAAACGAAGGATTGGTAAACATGCTGGAAGCGCCACCACCGAAATAATTACCGCCAAGACTGACAGGTGCAGGAGCAAAAATATTTTTGAAGAACGTCATAATTTGCAACTTCAAGTAGTCGGTGATCATTTGAATCACCATGTTCTGGAAAGACTTAGCGATGTCTTGGAACAATGTCGCCAAAGTTTCGCGAGCCGATTGAGCCGAAAACACAAGGCTGGAAAAAGCAGTGCTGAAGCCGCTTGATATGCCGCCAGCCAGATCAGACAGGCGAGGTTGAATGTCCTCCAGTGAATCCTTGAGAGAGGTGATCTCATCTCGCATTTTCCCAAACGGTGTTATGTCTTCTGTTTCAGCACCCTTGTAGGTCGGCAGTTCTTCTTTAATCTTTTCCAAAAACGCAACGGTCTTAGCCAGTTCATCGTTGTCAAGCTTCCTGATATCAGCGACCGCCTGCTCTCGCTCAAGCCTGATTGCATCAAGACGCACTTGAGCGTTTGTAACATCAACACCCTTTTGTTTGCCTTGAAGAATTTTGTCTTCCAAAGCGGTTTCTTCGTTGATCAGTACATCGCGAGTGATTTCAAGTGCCTTGCGACGTTGAACAATTCTGAGTCGTTCCGCTTCATCAAGATTTCCTTTTTTAAGAGCTGCTGTAATTTTTTGTTCTGTAATCAAAACATCGTTCAAGAGTTGACGGCGAGTTTCGTTGTTGAATTGACGACCCAACACTGCGATTGCCTTGGAAAAATCCGATTGCAATTTGTTCAAAATTGACTTGCCATCGCCACCACCCGTTGTGTCAATACCAGGGAGCTTTGATGCGGGTTCTGGTGCCGGTGCAGCAGGACCAGCTTTTGCGCCTTGAATAATTTGCATTGAGCCAGCACGCAAAGCTTTGGCCAGGGACAGTTGTTGTTTTTCTTGTTTTGATAAACCACCAACTCGAACTAGAGCTTCGGCTTCAAGCTGTTTGATTACTATGTCTTGCGCTTTGACGTTTCTAATTGCGTTATCGAGCAATTTCCCCCCAAGTTTTTCCTCCATCAACCGACCAAAACGACCAAGCTCCTTGCCTAAATTCAAAAATGCTTTAATTGCTTCGCTAGCAAAATTCTGAAACGATGCGCCCATATCTTTAAGGATTGGACCAATGGCACTTTTCAGTTCCGCCAATTGAGTCTTAAGACGATCACCAGCAGCATCAGGACCATCCGCCAAAATCTTTGCGCTTTCGCCGTATTCAAGAAACAAGCGATCCGCAAATTTTTGGAAATCCTGCAAACTTACCTGACCCTTTTCAAGAGCCTTGTCCAGCTCTTGCGGCGTCATGCCGATTGATTTGGCAAACAGACTGAATGCACCGGGCAAACGTTCGCCAATTTGCTGGCGCAGTTCTTCAGCAGAAACTTTGCCTTTGCTGAAAACCTGTGAAGTAGCAGTCAGTGCAGAATCAAGTTGCTCAAGGCTTCCGCCAGTACCGCGAATACCAGAAGCAACGCCAATGAATGCTTTTTCGGCATCACGAACATTACCACCTGCTCCTTTTACAGACGCGGTTAATTGAGTGAATTGACGAGTGACGATTTCTTGCGGAATTGCAAGATCGCGACTGGTTTGGGTAATGAACGAAAGCGCCCTTTGGTATTCATATGAATCTTTCGTGACCAATCGCAATGCTTGGCGCTGCTTGCTGAGTTCAGCCGCATACGTTGCGACATCGCCAAGACCTTGACGGAACATGCCTACCTGAGCGCCAATAGCACCCCCTGTGATCGCCCCAGGGACGCCACCAATCAAAGCGCCGATGCCAGCGCCCGCAGCACCCTCAAGACCGCCAAATACACCCGCGCCAGCGATGGTTCCTGCAATCTGAGCACCAGCAGCAAGACGCCCGCGACCACCAGGCTGAACCTTTCTCAGTTGTGCTTCAAGCTTTGCCGCTTCAGCGTTTGCCTGCTTGAATTCTCTGCTTCCAATCTCAACACTGTTTGCAATTTCGCGCCATGCGGTTGCATAACCCTTGAGGTTGTTGATGCTATTGGCAGAAGTTTGCTGAATCTTTTTCAGCTCGTTAGAAACTTCTTTGAAATTAATATTGGCAGCCGCTGCCTGTTGTCCCAGATTTTTAAAGCTGCCAGAAAGCCTTGTGAGCTGTTCACCGCCCTGTTGCTTGATCCTTAGCAGCAGCTCGGTGGTCTGGCTCATTTGCGTTTTGCGTTCAGCGCGGCTAGGGCAGCCATTTCCATCACCTGCACGCCTTCAAAGATGGCAACAGGATCCTTGACTGAATACAGCTTACAGAGCCATTCCAAACTCGGGTAGATCAATCCCGTTAATCCCGCCATGCTCGTCTGCCATTGCGTCGACATGCGGATAAACATCAAGACGATCTCCCAGTTCTCCTCCCAGATCTCACAGTCCTGTTGCACCGCTTCAAGGCGTACGGCGGCAATCTGCTCCTCGCTTGCGCCAAGAGCACGTAGATCAGCTTCACGCTCGTCTACAACGCCGCCTTTCGCCCAGTACTCAGCGGCGGCTTTTAGTTTTTTGCCGGTGCCCCAGTCACGCTGTCGGCATACGCCTGAATCAGCGCCTTCATGACATAGGGGTCATCGCACAATTCTTTTTTGTTTTTTTGCGTGAAAGCAATCTCCTTGCCTTCTTCGTCCTTGATGCCATCCCAACCTTCAAGGATCCCATCAACAAGAGCGTCATCACCCTTGTCGACAAGATCGTTGAAGGCAGAACGGCTCATCTTTTTGAAGACTGCATCAAACGTCTGCTTTTCAAATTTGCCGCCATCAATAGGTGTTTCTACTGTGACCGGCCACTTGTAAGAAGCAGTCTTCTTGAGGACGAAAGCCATAAAGAGAGATCAGGTCAGGACCAGCGACATCTCGTTGTTACCAGCCGTGGTAGGCAGAGCCAGGTACGGCATGGACAGCGCGATTACGCCGTTAGTGTCAGCGTAGCTGCAACCAGTGATATCTGTCTGCGCTGCGTTCAGCGTGACGATGTTGCCGGCAGTGGCGCCCAACACGAGGCTGGTGGAGCCAGTGGCAGCCGCTACAGCCTTGGCGAAGTAGTCGGTAGTGCCAATCGCAGGAGCCTCGATCACAGCCGTGCCACCAGGGGTGCGGTTGGTGATGAGAACCTCTTTGTTTGAGGCGGTCTCCTTGTACAGCAGCTCGTTGTTCAGAGCCATGTCAAACGACTCAATGCGAGCACTGGTCACACCGTGGAAGGTGGCAGTGGTCACGTTGGTGTCGTTCACCTCAATGGCAGCAGCTTGGTTGGCAACGGTGAAGGTGCCGCTCAGAGCAGTGCCGTCAGGGGCGTTGTAGATGCCGATGAACTGGAAGCTAGCAACAGCAAACTGACCAGCAGTCAGGTTGAAGCTCACAGTGCCGCGAGCGCCGGTGATCTTGTGCTGGGTGCCGTCGTAGAAGCAGTAGATCGTGGCAGAGCTGAAGCTGCTGCTGACGGGGGCATAGGTCACCGAGGTCGAGGAAACAATTGTCTCGCTCAAACCACAGGACTTCAACAGCGGACCAAAAGCAGGAGCAGTGCCAGCGGTGCCGGAACCAGCCAGCTCCACATCAAAGGTCACGCTCACCCGCTTGTTGGCAACCAAGGTGCCACGAGTGCTGTTGCCCAGAAAGCCTTGATAAGAAGCAGCTTGGACGTTGTCCGATTCAATCGGAGTCACTTCCAAGTTGGTAACCTGAATGGCGTTGTCAGTACCCGTTGGAGAAGGGTCTGTGCCGTAGGTTGACTCAATCTTGGCGATCAGGAACTTCTTCCGAGTAAGTGCCATCGTTGGTGGGTGCGGCGGGTTCTGTGATCAGTGTAAGTTTCCCAGACTTCGGGTCAAACAAATAGGTGCCGCCCACTCCGGGATTGGGAACTTCCTTTTCAATCTTAGCCATGATGTCAGGCGCTAGTTAATGAGGTTCTACTCGTGCGATAACGCACAAGGAAGTCTTGGCTAATGATACCCAAAGGAACATCAGCTTCATAAAGACTGAAGTCAGTGCGGTCAGGTGTCAAGTCGAGTGCATAACCGTTCACGGTTTGATCAGCCATCAGATTCTGATGCACCTGCTGCGTGTAGGTATCTGAATCGTCGTCAGGGATAGACGCACGAACAATCGTTGTAATGCGCACCCGCATCGTCCAATCCAACTTGTCGTAAAAGTTGGTGTCAATGGGTTGATCGTTGACCGGTTCCACAATCACCGCTGGCACTTCACCACGCGCCAGAGGCTCCACACGGCTCCTGTAGACCGTTGCACCGGTGATGCTGCTCAGGTTGCTAGCAATGCGAGCAAGGATCAATTCGCGGCGTGTGTCGGCCATCAGGTGCAAGCCATAGTGGTAGTCAAAGTCTCGCCATTATCAATTGCTGTGACATCTATGCGGATATAACGCGCCATGATGCCGTCATAGTGATCGCAGAACGTCCCGGCTCCTTTTGTCTTTGCATCGGCCAAGTCATACCAGTTTGTGCCGTCAAGGCTTCCCTGCTCCTTGAACGTCACGTTGCCGCCAGTCACCACATGCTGAAAGGTGAAGAGCGTTGCTTGCACTTCTACGGAAGCCGTTGCGCTTACCGTCGTAACAGTGCCAAAAGAATGAATGTTGTCAGACAGTTCGCCGCTGAGACCAAGTACGCGTGCCATTAGACCTTGCTCAGCAACAACTCAGAAAACACACCGTCATCAATAGGACGATTCTCGCGGACGATGTAAGACGCGGAATCAACGGTAATAGAAGTGCCGCGAGCGGCAGTGCTGACATCAGAAGTCTTTGCGGTTAACAAATACTCCCGAGACAGCGCCATGCCGCCCGCGATCACATCCATCGGCGAATCCAAAATGCCAAGGAACGCAGTACCGGCACCAATTTGGCAGGTAACGCCAAACTCGTTTAGGAAAGCATCTGGCAGTTCAGGAAACGCCATCAGGATCAGTTGCCGTACTTCTTGCTGTAAACCAGCGAGACGCCGTACACAAACACAGGGTTGGTGCCAGCTTGAGTACCGACAGCACGCACATAAC